ACGGGAAAGCATACTGCTGATCCCATAGGTGCGAATTTGTGCAATTTCACTGTGCTCCCATCCGGCAATCGAGTGTCCCGGCTTCTGCAGCTTTTAAGGGCTGCGAGAAGCGCGGTAAACTGAAACAGCCATTCGACTAGTTTCAGTGACACAAGGTCGGATGCATCCTTCATATCCAGAGTGACCCACTCCCCCCTTATAACAGGTTGTTTAAGCCTGTACTTCGGTAGGGGAGCACCATACTCGTTTACGGAACCTTTAGGGTTCCTGACGATAATGGTGCAGGGACCGTTAGGTCCTAGTGAGCCCATCTTGGCTAACTCTTGATTCACCTCCTGGTACGTGAAGTTCACGTGCCCCCTTGTCAAGGGATGGGTCTCCAACCGGGCTACCATTTTCATGAATAGCCCTTGTTGAATCCATTGGAGTTCAAGCGGTTCGCAGGATATCAGTCTTGGCCCGCGGTAATCTTTTGGGATGATGCACATTTTTGATGTGCCATAATCCAGATCCCGCATTCGACGGACCCAGAACTTATTCGCTTCCATGTGACGATCACCTAGATAGAAATACTCGTTTTGCGAGTAGATCCAATCTAAGGAACGATACCTTCTACCAAAAGATAACTTTTGAGCAGGAGTTTCACCAGTTGCGACAGTTCCAGGTCCATGTTTCGGTTTAATATCCCGATAGTCGAACTTGCAAAACAGACTACTAATAATATTAGTAGCTGCCGCAAGGACGAAGGCTGTGGAGACTGGGTATTCAGTCGGCCCTTTGGCCAACCAGTCTTCATTTTTGATGTACGACGCGATGGTTTTCTCAACCGTTTCACGATCGTAGGGTAACTCTAACTTGCTTGAGAAGCAAGTCAGTTGCAGTAGGTGCCGCAGTGCAACATGGTCCACCTTTTCGAGGGGTGAGCCATGCACCGAAAACACCCTCTTTACCAACCACCATAAAAACTTTGGTAGTTGTGTGCCCTTCTTTTTCTCAAAGTAGGGCACCGAGAGAGGGGAAATATCCTGTAAGGCGATTTGCACCGCCTTAGCGTAGGCGCTTAGAGTATGAGTGAAAAACTCATACCCCTGGCACCTATAGCGATGTTCGATTTCTCGTTCATCACGTGATATTTCTTTGCAGTCTTCTGGATAGCACTGAGCTATGTCATGGAACAGCTGCGTTGTCACAGAGTAGTAATACTCTAGGCTATTATGGGTGTCCATATGGTACATCCTCCTAGCCAGACATTCCCGTTGCCCGTTCCATGCGCCTAGTGCGCGACGGTTACCTCAAAAGCTTAGCCCTCTCCCGCAGTGATGCGGTTGAGAAACGTTGCTCCTGTG